GGAAAAAATCACCAGACTTAATAAAGTCTTGTATCAAAGTAGCTTTATAAGATTTTATAGCATTTTTTATATAAATCAAACAAACTTGATATATAGCGTCTTTATAGGCTTTTGCTTGCTCTTGTATGTATGGATCTTCGCTTTCGCTTCTACTTAATATTTTTTCAGTAAGTCTTTCTGCCCAAAACTCTGGTGGATGACCACCATGATTAGAAGTTTTAGCTTCTATAATGCCTAGACCAGGCATACCTGCTGGTGTTATTTCATCTACCATTTTTTAGGCTCAGGTGGTTTTAGGTGTGAATCATACCTATCAACAAGTACAGGATCTTGTGGTTTTCTTATCATATCAAGCGTATCTACTTTTTTTAACTCCAAACCTTTTTCTGTTGAAAGTATTATGTATGGATTTTTAAGTCTATGGTATCCATACAGTTTTTGCTCTGCTGGAACGTCTGTATCTAGCAAACCAGAGGTTTGTGCAACTTCTACTTGCATACCTGCTGATATGCATTTACTAAGCCAAAACTCAACACATCCTCTGCCTGCTTCTGCAAAATGTAAATTACCTTTATATGAAAAATCTATTCCAAACATTTTAATATTAGCAACTTCATTCCAGTATGCAAAGGCTACTGCATAGGCAACTGTATTATTAAGGTAATGACAATTAGCATAATTAATTACTTCTTCTATTGGATACTCTACCAATCCTGGACATCTTTTATCTAATTCACACGTATAGATAGGGCCTTTATGTTCTTGCAACATTTTAGCCATACTTTTAGTTTGTCCGCCAGCATCATCTGTATCTAAGAATCTAGATGCAGGATCCATCATAAATATTCTATCGTGATATATTACGGTTCCAACACCATTTATTGCCCACACTTCATCAAAGTGTATACCGTGTGATTTAGCTAAATTGTAATCAAACCAGCTTTTACCCATACCAACTATGGCTACTGACTTGCCCTTAAGACTTTTGATTTGTTTCATTTATTTTACGATACCGTTGACCTCAAAGAATCGTAACGGTATTCATCTCTCCTTCCGCGAGCTTCTGCAAGGTTTTTCAACCTAGATATTTCATTAACAAAGCGTTGCTCGTATTGCTGTGTTAAATCGTTTTCACCTTTCATGAATATATATGCTTCTACTAGACTGCCGTATAGCAAAGCATTTCTAGCATTATTAGAAACCCAAGTTCCTGTAGTATCTGTAACTAAAGAGTTTGGTTTAAATAAATAATGTAATTCTACGTTGTAGTCTTGATCTGGGACAGGGCTAACTATAATAGTAGAGCCGTTATTAGATGCTGTAGATAAATCTTTATCAAAGTCTGCATAATATAAAGGTAACCCTCTAAGAGTGGTATCAGTAGGATCCACGATATATTCACGCATAAATGTTACATGTTTTTTGTCTAAATAATGATAATCACCACTAGAATCTATTACTGCTAAAGAAAAACTTAGTTGATAGTCGGTTGGTGCAGTCAAATAGGTGTTACCTGTAGTTAATGTCCCTGTTACATTTTTTCTAAAATAATCAAACTGTATTAGTTCAAATATTCTTTCTTCTGCATTTTTAATGAAATCATCAAGTGAGTTTACAAAAGTAGTTTCCGTATTTTCAGTATAATTTTGTATTAGTGTTTTTAACTCAGCTAACGTCATGATGTAACTATTGTAACCTCGCCAACACCACCTGTCATCTCGCTTACAGTAAAGTTTGTTGGTAAAGTAGATGGATTCAAATAATCTGGTTTAAATATATTACTACTTACAACCACTACAAAACCCTCACCCTCTTCTTGGTCATTATTAGGTCTTGCTTTGTATAAAGCCTCTGGGTCAGCAGTAGCAGTTAATGGTTCTAGTTGTGGGTGTTTTGGCTCGTAGCAATCATGACAGACTTTTGCACCATTCCATTCTTCTTTTAGTTGTAATAACTTGTATTCAAACCCGCATCTGTCACATAATCCTTTTGCAAATTTACCAGTTGCATAAGCCATTACATTACTCTCATTTTCGGTCTAATTCTAAATGAAGCTCTATCTTCATCTTGATCTGCTGCTCTTCTAAACTCTTCTTCATATAAAGCTTTTAATTGTGCAGTTCGCTCTGGTGCTCTTTTTAATGATATGTAATAAGCCAGGCCTGCTACAAAACAAGGATAAAACCTAAATGGCATATCCATAGTATTTGTAGATGTATCTGCATCATCCATTCTTACTATTTTATTAAACACTAAAATATCTGTAGAGTTCTCTGGTGCTGGCCATATTTTTAAATTTGGTGTATTTAATTTATCTAAAAAGAATTGTGATGGCCTAGACTTAGTTGTTTTATTTGGTATGTTTATATATTCAGAGCGGCTTATTCTATTCATGCTTATATCAGTTTGCACTTCATTTACGGTTCTTCTAAGCACTACATCTAATATATCTATTACATTAGAATTTAAAGAATAATCAGTAGTTCCCTCTGTAACTGTTTGTGTAGCTTGTTCTATAGTCCACTGGTTCAATCCTCTGTTGGCCCATTCTGCCAACATCAGATTAATAGATCGTCTTGATGTTTTTAAATCATAACCTGTTCTAAGTTCAATACCGCATCTTTCATAAGCTTCTTCTACAAACTCAGCAACATTAGGTTCAAAATTTGTGCTACTTGATAATGCCATTATTTATTATCCTCTTGGTTATATAAATTATCAAATGTTATATTTGAATCCATATAACTATCATGCTTTTCTGCTGAGTGTATCCACTGACTTGGTGCAAAGTCAGGGGCACCTTCACCAGTACGCCATAAAGCTGGGTTTGTTGCTCTTACTCTATTATTAGGTAAAGCTACAAAATTACCAGTATATTCACCAGCATCAGTCAAGTATAGCACATGACTTTGTTTATGTTGTGCAGGATCATCTGCAATACTATTTTCAGTATAATCAACCGTAAACATATAGGTACCTGTATAAAACTCTCCATTAATTTTACATATCCAGGGAGATGAACTTACTCTATCAAGCACTACAACTGAGTGATGATGGCTTAAACAATCCCATGGTTGTGCTAAGTGATCTTCCATTGGTTTTGGCCAGTCTTGCAAAGGAACATCAGCAACTAAGGCTTGTATTGGCATACGTGCCCACATAGCACCACCGTGTACGTTTTTATCTGGATAACCTTCAAAATCAGTCTCACATCCCGTAAAAACTACTTGAAAGCTTAAAGATCGATCAGGAATAGTGTTTACAGCAAAAGCCAAGGCATGTAAGTATTCGCCATGGTATTGTTGGTGATTTGCTGTAAATTCTTTTCTTACCCAGCATTTAAACTGAGGTACATTCGATATTAAGTATGACAAGGGGTCCCCTTTTTATATTTTACCACCTTTAGAAGAATACTTAGTTTTTTTCATTCCTCCACCATTAGCCATACCTTTTGTTCTTTTCATAGCTCCACCGTTAGCTTTGCCCTTAACTCCTTTCATAGCTCCACCGTTAGCTTTGCCCTTAACTCCTTTCATAGCTCCACCGTTAGCTTTGCCTTTAGTATTTTTGACACCACCACCTATAGCATACATTTTAGTTCTTTTATACATAATTAACCCTTTTTAGTTTTTTTTGTAGTTTTCTTGGCAGGAGCTTTCTTTTTAGGCATATTTAAGTAAATACGATCTTCCTTTACTGGCTCATCTGGTCTCACTTTAGCATCCAATCTTGCTTGCAATTTTGGATCAACTGTTGTTTTTTTCTTTGGCATTTTAATCTCCTAACTAAATGTAGTTACTTTTCTTTTTTGTTCCATAACTGCTCCACACCCTTTTGCTATAGAACCACCATTTTTCTTTTTAATTCTGTTCTGTTTAGCCATATTTTTTTCAATAACACCTTCCATAAATTCCTCATAAGAATTTTGTTTACCATCTTGCATACCAAACTTTTTTTCTGACATAATATTATTCTATCTTAATTTATTGGCCATAACAATTCCTTGACCTCGTATTGTTACACGTCCACCTGCTTTTAATTTATTGGAAACCATAATAGGCTTACCTTTTCTATCTGGATTTGGATCTTTTTTTCTTTTACGAGCAACTAACTTAGCTCTATCTGCCTTAGACATGCTTTCAGCTTTTTTTCGTGGCAAACACTTTGGTTTACCTTCAGCTTCTTTTCTACTACCGCAAGATCCTAATATTGAACCATCTGCACCTATTCTTACCCACTCTTCATCTAGCCAACTTTGTAATTGACCTTTACTCATCTTAATCTATCTGACATTACAGCACCTTGTCCTCTAATAGGACCACCTGCAAACTTACCTTTTCTTTTTCCGCCTTTAGCTTTTTTTGCATAGTTAGGATCTTTGCAGTATTTAGATGCAGCTAAATTTGCATAAGCAGAGGGATATACATCAAAAGTTCTTTTTGCCCAAGCCTTACCTTCTGGGCATATTTTTCCTTTACTTTTAGCTTTTTTACTCTTTGTTTTCTTCGCCATAATTTAAACCGTCCAAATGATAGTTTAGCGTAAGCTCCTCGCCAACACTAATTTTTTTTGATGTTATAACGTTATAAACTCTATAATCGTCCCAATCTAACTCCTCACTAAGATAACAATTAGATTGCTCTGAATGATTTAAAAAACCACCAATAGACGTTCTTACATATCCTTGTATGATAGGAATTTTTATGTGTGACATACCTAAATCAAACTCTTCATTAATATCATCTATTGCAAACAATCCAAAACCCTCTATAGGGCTTTTTTGTACCTCAATACAATCAGGTAAGGGTTTGTAATAAAATTTATTGTAAACAGGATACATTACTTAGTTCTACCAAACTTTTTACGTATGGCATCTTTGCCACGTCTAGCAATTTCTGCCTGTCTTGGTTTGCTACTTGCCTTAGCTCTTTGCTCCATAACTGTAAGTATTTGAATTAATCTTGCAAAAGGTTTTTTTGTTTTTTTTACTTTTTTTACTGTATCTCTAGCGTCTTGAACAGTTGCGTATTTTATAGATACGGTATCTTTAGGATTTTCATCAGTATATAAATCAGAATGTTTTTTTGACCCAACTGGCTGGCCTTTTTTTCTAGGTATTCTGCCTTTTTTCTTTGGTTCAGGCATTTTTTTTATGTCTATAACAAACATTCATTTACTTGCTTTTTTTAATTTATTAATTCTTTTTTTTTCGTCAGATAGTATTTTTTCTAATACTTTCACTTGTGCGGCATGTGATTTAGAGGCTTTTTCTAAACCTTTTATTAATTTATCTAATTCTTTAGTGTATCCGCCCATTTAACAATTCCAGTCTCTTCTAGCCCAATAATTTGCACTACACCTATCTGTTGTGCCACCCATTCCTTTACTTCTAGCACAATAAGATTTTTTACGTTTAGGATCATTTTTGTGCATGCCAAGTTTTGCATCACCAAATGTGATACGTTTTACTCTTGATTTTTCGCTGCTACACCCTTTTACAAAGACTACTTTTCTCTTTTTGCCATAACCAGGCTCTCCTTTACGAAGAGCCCTAGGTCTATTAAGAGTTACGGTTTTGCCTTGATACTCTGCCATTCATTAATAGTTTTTGGTTAAAACTAATATGATTGAATATGTATCACCACTAGAGTGACCTACCGTAGTAAAGTCAATATCTCCAGTTTTACCAGAACCAGCATTATTTGGTATGCCTGTAAAAATGTCATAATATTCATCACCTGTACTATCTGAAGGTA